AGGTTACGGCTGCGCTGGCGGTCACGGCGGCGGTTTATTCGGTCGCCGTGGTCATGGCGGCGGCATCTTCGGAGGCGGTTGTGGGCTCTTGGGTCGTCGCGGCGGCTGTTAGATTCAGGCCCAACCTGTTGTTGAAATGCAGGCCAGCTTTCCGAAAGGCGAGCTGGCCTGCTGTGCTTGACGGGACTGTCGCCGATTGGTAAACAAAGCGTAACCAATGGGGGTTGCATGGCGGGCGAAGATCGCAGCACGTTCATAGGCGGTTCCGACATCGCCGATCTCATTGGCCAGCCGCCGTGGGGATGCAAGCGGAAAATCTATTACGAAAAGCGTGGCATCCCCGCCGACTTTCCATTCACCGGCAATCGCCACACCAGGCGCGGCCAGAAGCTCGAAGCAATCGCCGTCGCCGAGTACACCGAAGTCACAAGCCGCAAGACGCAGAAGATGGGCTTTCGGGCAAATGCGACGAAGCCTTGGCGTGCCGTCCATGTTGATCGTGTGATTTGGGATGTCGCGAACGGACCGTTCGCGGCGCATGGTCGCGGCGTGCTCGAAGTGAAATGCCCAGGTCGCGAGCAATTCTACCGCATTCGGATGGCTGGCCTGCCGCTCACCTACGAGATGCAGCTCCAGTGGGGCATGGCCAACGTCGGTTTGAAGTGGGGGTCGATCAACATATTCCACGCCGACTCGTGGACTATGATCGTCGAGGACAAGGAGCGGGACGACGAATTCTGCGATCTGCTCTTGGCCGAGGCCGACGAGTTGTGGGAAAAGGTGAGTAAGGACAAAGCAGACGACTCGCTCGCGTCGATCCCTGAGAAGCTCAACCCTCACGATCCGCGTTGCAAAACGTGTCCGTGGCGAACCGTTTGTCAGAAGATCGGCGCCACGCCAGAAGAGCTGCACGAGCAAGAGAAGGTCGAGGGCGATGCCATCGAAAGGGACGAAACGCTTGCTGAGTCCGTTCAGGAATACCACGACCTCGGAGAGATTGCCAGCGAAGCCAAAAAGCTCTACGAAGAGGCAAGGAACCAACTCTTTGCTAAACTGAATGGGCGAAAATGTGTGGACACTGGCACCGGCAAACCACTCGTCTACGTGCGGACGGTGAAGATGCCAGCTCGCACGCAGAATGCGTTTCAATACGACAGAATCTACATCCGTTTCCCCAAGGAGGAATGACGATGGCGAAGCAGGAACTATCACTGTCGAACCTCAAGAACCTGGACTTCGGACGGATCGACGAAGCGTTCAAACAAGAGCTGAAGCGCGTTGTCGATGATTGCATGGACCGTCCGGGTCTCCAGAAAACCAGGGACATCACGATCAAATTCATATTCGCTCCCGTCGTGAACGCGGCGTCTATCGGTGGGCAGCAGATCGACTGCGATGCCATTAAATGCGGCGTTGAAGTTCAGAGCGGCATTCCAAAGCGCCGCACGCGCGTTTACGAAATGGCTCCGATCCAAGGCGGGAAGTTGGCGTTCAATCCAGACTCACCAGAAGACGCCAACGCGAAGACACTGTACGACGCCGATGAACGGCGTCAGGATGAAACCGAGGCGCCCAAAAGCGAAGGAGAGAACCAGTGAGCGAACTTGGCGCGGAAGCCATTTTGGAGATCGAACGTCTGTCGAGGGCGGCGATTGAGCCGAACCTATTTGAGACCAACGACGGGAAGCACATTCGCTGGCTGAGGAAGCAGGACGGCTCAGTCGAACGGATGCCGGACCGGGTGCCCGAACCGTGGGACGTGACCTTACTGACGCTGGACCAATTCATCGGATTCGTGCAGGCGAATCTGCAAACTATCAACAACATTTTTGTTGGGCCCGATGAAATCGTTTGGTACAAGGACACCGAGCTGAGGCTTGAGAAGGCGGCGATGCCTCTCAAGCTCGATCCGCGCTACGAGAAGATGACGCAGTGGACCAATGGAGCTTCAGGGTTGAAGGACCAGAAAGACTTCCTGCGGATGCTTCTCATTGATCTCTACGGCTGTGGTGTGTCGAAGGATTTTATCGCCACGGTGAGGACGCTGAAGTTCCAAAACAGCAGTGAAGTCGGCGGCAACATCCAGGCTGGCTCAGAGCAGATGGGCAAAACCATCAACGCAGCGGTCGCCGGTGCTGACAAGCTGCCAGAGACGACTCAGCTCAAGATGAAAGTCTACGAGGATTTCGAGGACACGGAGACCATCATCTGCGCCGTCGAGCCACAGCTCGATAAGGCGAAACTCCAACTGATCGCTTTGCCAGGCGAGTTGGTGAAGGCACGCAACACGATCCTCAGCAACATGGCCGATCAGATCAAACAGGAAATTCCGTCCGCCCGCGTTTACCTCGGCATGATCGCCTGATCCATCTTTCCCTTGGGAGTTTTTTCAAATGAGTGGCAACAGTATGGTGAAGACGCCAGAGGTTATCCATGCTGGCGTCCCTTCGGTTCACCGTGGCACCAGCACGGAAGTCGCCGTAGTCGCCAGCCAGGAAGCCGTCTTGCAGGAAGTTCAAGGGGCGATCATGGTCGCTCAGCGGTTCAAGCGAGACGAAGACCTGGCCTACCAGCGTCTCATGAAGTCGTGCGACCGACCATCGTTCGCCGAGGATGTCGAATACAGTTACCCACGTGGCGGGCAAACGATCAGCGGCGCGTCGATCTACTTCGCTCGCGAAGCCGCTCGCGTGTTCGGCAACATTCGGCACGGCGGCGAGATCATCCACGACGACGAGATGACGCGGGTTATCCAGGCGTGGGCTTGGGACATGGAAAACAACACCAAGTCCGTGGCTCAGGATTCGTTCAAGAAAGTGGTTCAGCGGAAGGACCACAAATCTGGCGTTACTTCCTGGGTGACACCGGATGAGAGGGATTTGCGCGAACTTACCAACAACCGCATGGCCCGACTTAAACGCAACTGCATCCTCGAACTCATTCCGCCAGATTGGATCGACGAGGCCCGCCAGCGCGCGCGGCAGACCATCGAGAAGAAGATTAAGGACGATCCAGATGCGACACGCAAGATGCTGTTGAACGCCTTCGCCGTGTTGAACGTCGGCGCCGATCAGCTCAAGCAATTTCTCGGCTGCGCGATCTCGAACGCGAGTCCGGCACAGCTCGCCGAGCTGCGGAATATGTACGCCGCAATTCGAGACGGCCAGGCGACGTGGCAGGATTACGTCGATGCTCCTGACGACCCTGGTTCGGCCAAGGATCAGGTGAAGGAGAAGTTGAAGAAGCAACGCGCGAAGAAAGAAACCCAGGGCGACGGCAACAAACCGCCTGAGCAGCCGCCAGCGGAGAAGCCGCCAGAAAAACCGCCTGAACCTGCCAAGGCCGATAGCTCGCCTCCACCGACAGCAGGGAAGCCGACCGATATGATCCGACCGGATCAGAGCAAGACGCTGCTCGATCTGATGAATGTGTCCGACGCTGCCAAGGAAATGGGCAAGAAGCAAATCGAACGGTGGGGCCTGGCATCGTTCGATGACATGAACCAGGGAGCTGCCGATCAGCTCATCGAAATGCTCAAGGGTGGAAAAAAGTGAAAAAGACGAAGATGGACCTGTGGCGTGAACGAAACCCACTTTATCAGTGGCTCGACCAGCGACCGCGCTACGGTGCCATCAATCGTCTCGCAACTGCGTTGGGTGTGCGACGGCAGACCATTCATAAATGGCTCGCCGGGTTGCTTTGCCCAACTCAACCGAATTTCGTTCGGCTGACCGAACACACCGGCATTGAATACTCGGTGTGGTCAAGCTGGATGGATCGACGCCCAGGATCACGGAGTCTTCGCACTAGGAGGAAACGCTATGGGGTCAAGGGAGACCTCAAAGCAAATGGCGTTGGACATGCCACTGTTCGGAGAAAGCGCGCCGCCAGAAGAAAAGCCTGAGCCCAAACCAAAACTACTATCTGCCCTCGACCAAGGCTTCCTTGCGTTTTGGGCGATCTATCCGCGACGGGTAGCAAAAGCAGCGGCGCGCAAGGCGTGGGGACACCTGAAGCCATCACCGGCGCTTCTCGCCACGATCATCGCAGATGTGACCAGGAAACGGTCATCGACGCAATGGTGTCGCGAGAACGGCCAGTTCGTTCCCTATCCAGCCACGTACATCAACGGACGACGTTGGGAAGACGAGGACCAGCGCAGTAACGCTTCATCAGGTGAAAGGTACGACGCGGAAGATGCAAGGCGTCTCTACGGATCAACAGGCTGAGCTGATTCGCAATGAAGAGAACCGCCGTCGCTCGCGGCTGTTCACAGCGCTGAGCAAGCAGCTCGGCGAGCGATACCTGCCGGAATGCGTCGGCCTCTTGCAATACATGGTGCAGCATCAAGGGCAGCAGGAAGTCAAGGCGTACTGTGAGAAGTTGGCCGACAGGTTGGATGAAGTCGTGCGGCGCGGTGAGTCGGTGGTTTGGATGGGGCCAATCGGAACCGGCAAAGATCACCTGATGGCATCACTGCTCTACGTCGCGGTCGGCAAGTTCGGGATCGAGTGCAGTTGGATAGATGGTCAAGAATGGTACTCGCAAACGCGGGACAACATCAAAAAGAAGGCGTTAGAAGAGGAGGCTCTGCGTCCGTTGCTGCGACCAGGCATCCTTGCAATTTCTGATCCTGTGCCTCCTGCCGGGCGTGATCTCGGCGACTGGAACGCAACCCAACTGTCGCGCGTGATCGAGCTTCGCTACCGTCAAATGAAGCCGACGTGGATGACGACGAACATGGCTTCGATAGACCAGTTGGCCTCACGCATCGGTGAACCGGCTTGCGACCGGCTACGAGATCGCGGACACTTTATAAAGTGTCAATGGCCCTCGTTTCGGAAAACCATGTATGCGCCGAGAACCTGAGACGGAACTCAAAGACACGATCCATGCACGGTTGCAGAGCCGGTTCGAGCTTGACCAGGTGACAGGCTGCTGGATTTACGTCGGCGCCTGGGCAGACGATGGCCGGGGCATGATCCGTGTTGGAGGCAAGAAGTACAGTGTCGCCAAGGTCTCTGCGTGGCTGTTCGAGGGCATCGACCTTAATGATGACTGCTACGTCTACCACGACCCTCGGCGCTGTAGGGCGCCAGCGTGTTGGAATCCTCACCATCTCCGCATCGCGGATCGCGCAACAGCATTTGCACACCTGCGACGGCATGGACTTTGGGGCAACAGTTTGATCGACCGCTCGACGGCGGACTACATGCGGTTGCAGGCGACGACGATGCCAGAGCGGGAGATCGCTGAGTACCACGATGTCAACGAGCGCCTGGTCGGCTCAGTGTTGAGTAGACGAACATGGGCTTCATGAAACCAAAGGAAGGCGACTTGGTAAAGCAAGTCATCGCCTACCTGAACCTCCGCCGCGTATTCGCCTGGCGGCAAAACCAGGGAGCCGTGGCCAGCACGCACAAAGGCAAGCGGTCCTTCGTCAGATTCGCTGGCGTCGAAGGCATTTCGGACATCATCGGCATTCTTCCTGGCGGACGCTTCCTGGCAATCGAAACGAAGGTGCGTCCCAACAAACCGACGAAGGTGCAACGAGCATTTTTGGACGCTGTGACCTTGGCGGGCGGTTTGGCCATCGTTGCTTATGATCTCGACGACGTGATCCAGGTGATACCGTGAATCGCGAGACATTGAAATGCCTGAGCCTCACGCAACCCTGGGCGACCTTGGTAGTGACGGGCGTCAAGCTGATCGAGACGCGGCGATGGCGGACAGACTGGCGCGGCATTCTGCTCGCGATCCATGCAGCCAAAGCGTTCCCGGCCCAGGCTCGACTGCTCTGCACGCAAGAGCCATTCTGCGCCGCGCTCAGCGCCTACTGCGGCGTCAACGACATCGCCGAGCTTCCCCTCGGCGCGGTGATCGGAGCCACCAGGCTCGACGACTGCAAGCCAACGAAAGACCTTGTTGGCGTCGTCTCGAAGACAGAGCGGGCTTTCGGCGACTTCACCGTTGGCCGCTTCGGGTGGGTGTTGAAGGACGCCATGCGGCTGGCTGAGCCGATCAAAGTTCGCGGGCGCCTGAGCTTGTGGGACTTGCCCGAGTACATCGAAGGCCAGGTCTTGGATCAGTGGGAGCGGGCGCATGCAAGTTAGAGCGCCGACAACTAAGCGTGGAAGAGATGCGGAATTCTGGCGTGAGTATCGCCGAAAACGAAAGGAGCGCGCCAATGGGTGTCACCAAAATACAGTGGACTGATTACACTTTCAATCCGTTCATTGGCTGCTCCAAGGTCCACACCGGCTGCGCCAACTGCTACGCCGAGGCTGATATGGACAAGCGCCGGGGCCGCGTGAAATGGGGGCCGAACGGTACACGCAGCAAAACCTCTGATGTTTACTGGCGCGAGCCGTACAAGTGGAACCGCGAAGCCGAGAAAGCTGGTGTGCGGGCCCGCGTGTTTTGTGCTTCGTTGTCCGACATCTTCGAGGATTGGAAGGGGCCGATCCTCAACCACAAGGGCGAGCGACTCATGTATCGTGGCGACCGCTACGATCCAGAGCACCCGATCACCGTGGCGTCGGATCACGTTGACGACGACGCCTATGGCCTTGTGCGCATGGACGATCTGCGCCGCGACCTGTTTAAGATAATCGACGAGACGCCGTGGCTTGACTGGCAGCTCCTCACGAAGCGGCCTGAGAACGTGAAGCAAATGTGGAACACGCCGACATCGACAGTCGCTATAGGCCACGGAATGAAGTTGACAGCTACGGGACCGGAATACCGAAACAACGTGTGGCTCGGAACGTCGATCAGCGATCAGGAGACAGCCGATGAATTCATCCCGAAGCTGCTGGCGAATCGCGACCTGGTGCGATACCTGTTTCTCAGCGCTGAGCCGTTAGTCGGAGAGATCAGCCTGTCGTATAAGCCAGGCACGCGGAGTCATCTACCAGGATGTTTGCTCGATGAGATTGATTGGGTGATCGTCGGCGGCGAGTCCGGCAAGGATTCGCGGGTCTGCGACATCCTTTGGATCAGGTCGATTGTGAAACAATGCAAGCAAGCCAACGTGCCGGTGTTTGTGAAGCAACTCGGTCGGTGTGTATACTTCACTTCACCGGGGGGCCAGAAAAGTCGCGTGTGGCCCAAAGACCAGAAGGGCGGCGACACTAGCGAGTGGCCGACTGACTTAGTGGTTCAGGAATTCCCGAATGGAAGCAACAGGACCGGCAGCAGCGGAGTACATCAAGGAGCTGGCGAAGCACCGCAAGCGGCGGCTCGTCGTCGGTGAATTCCTCGACGAAATCATGTCGGTATGGAAGGGCCCGCGCGAATTCGCCAAAGACCTGAAAGCGGAGTTCGACGCAGCCAAGCCTGGCGGCTTGATGAAAGCCAAGCTGATCGAGGCGGTTGTTAAAATGCTCATTGCCCATAGTGCCAGGCCGACGCACGACGGATTCGATCTGAGCAAAGCGACGGAGGAAGAGTTGGCGGCTGCGTTCGCCGCTCTCACAGGCGAGAAGAATGGATCAGGACGACCCACTACGAATCCCGCCAAAGACTAGGCGCAACGTCCAACCTCGACGCAGTGCCAACTCTCCAAAGAAGCCGCCGAAGCTCCCTGAGCGGCCAGTGTATCTCGACGAGCCTGTCATCCCACAGCCGACCGCCGAGATCAAGGAATCCATCGAAGGCCAGATCAGCAACTACCAGCGCGAGCAGCTCGCTGCGATCCTGGGTGAGCAACTCGGACGCATGGCTGAGTCGCTGCGACTGTACGAACCGCTGGCGGTGCAAAACCGATTCCACGCATCGCGGAAACCAGAGCGCGTGCTGCGCGGTTCAAACCGTGGCGGTAAGACGCTGCCCGCCGCCGTGGAGATCGCCCGCGCCGTGACCGGCCAAGACCCGTTCAACAAG